TTGCTGTACTATCATTAGCTGTTAGGTTATCAAAGTTATACCACGCTACCCAGTTCTCTTTTATTGTTCCAAATATCTGGTCTCTGGTTAAACCTAAGCCTCCATTATATAACTGTGTTACTTCTGCTTGAGTAGTAACACCTTTTCTAACACCAACACCATCTATTCCTCCATTTAATGTATTTGTAGAAGGTAATCCTTTAAACAAACCAACATATACAGGAATAGTATTAGTCAGGAGCATTCCATTATAAGTACCTTGTATAAGACCAGTTATAACTTGTTCAACACCATTTATATATATTTTTATTCCTTGAACTGCTTTACCTCCATCATAAGTTGCTACTATATGATACCATTGTCCTATCACTGGAACAATAGGAGCTAATCCTCTTATGAATATCGTAGCTGCTGTATCACCAATCATTTGAAATACAATTCCTCCTAATGCAGCAGAATAAGTAAGTGACCATGCATGTTCAGAAAAACCAAAAGTGGAATCTCTTTTTGATAGAAGTGATGCTCCTACTGCAATAGTATTTAACTTAACCCAACAAGTTGCAGTAAAAGCTTGGTCATTTCCAGCACCATCAGTAAAGCTCATAGCAAATAACCCTGAACCAAAACGTGTATTATAAGTATTTGTACCATCCATAGTATGATACCTATCAGGTTTTCCTCCTGATGAAACTAATGCTGGAGTACTGGTTCCACCATCATTAAGTACTCCTTGTACCTGTCCAGGAGCATCTCCTGTAAATTCATTACTTAGGGTATCTGAACCCCAATATACTAACCAGTTCTCAGATAGTGCAGGTGTAATAGGATTGAATCCAGCACCTCCATTATATAATTCTTGGAGTTCAGCAATAGTAAATTGACTAGCTCTTACTCCTATCAAATCTAAAGCTGCATCAAGGAAATCTATATAAAGTGTTGAAAAGGCAGCTCCTATTCTTAATGGAGCTATTGAACCAACCATACCTGTATATGAACCTGTAGTTAAAGGTGTAGTTGCTACTTGAATAGCATTTATAAATAATCTCATTCCTCCTGTTGTCTTACTACCATCATAATCTCCTGAAATAAAATACCATACTCCTGTAGTTAATGCAGTAGTTGATGTAAGTCTTATACTTATACTTCCTGCAGCATTTCCAAATAATGTAAATCGTAATAGTCCTGTACCTGTCACTTGTACTTCCCATTCAGCAGATTGAGTTCCTCCTGATATTCTTTTAGAAAATATAGTTTGAAGTACTCCAACACTAAAGAACTGAACAAAACAACACCATCCAAATGGTAAATCAACACCTCCACCAAGAGTAAATGATGTATTAGCGTAACTATTACTAACTAAATCAGCTTGGAAAAAGGCAGAATCATATCCTCTATATGCACCTGGTTTACCCCCAGGTGTACCAATATCTGGTGGTACTGCATTGCTTCCAGGAGGAACAAGAAACATATTATAATTACTTGAATCATCATTCCTACCATTATCACTGCTCCAAAATCCTCTCCAATTATCCTTAAGTGCCATGATTATAAACTATTTACGATTGATACACATTCCCATTTTGTAAGTACACTATTCCATATGAATAAAATCTTCATCCATTTACCTAATATAGTTGTAGTAGGTAAACCAAAATCAGCTGTACCTATAAAAGCAGTAGATGTTGTGAAATTTAATGTTGTTAATACACCATTATCTTTTATATGATACATTATAAATTGATTAGCTGTAGGAGTTCCTGTAGGTGTATTGAAAGTGATAGTTGCTGCAGAAAAACCAGCAGCATCTGTTTGAGCCACATCAAAACTATCACAGTTAAGAGTATATGATGTAGCAGCTGCAGGAATAGTCTCTGTTCTTTTTCCAACACTTCCCCCATCATTACTAGCACTTGTTTCACTAAATGCTTGTATATCCCAATCAAGAGAAGGTATAACTTCTTGTATAATAAGATCAGCACCATAAGCTGATGTATTAGGAACAATACTAATGTAAGTGGCATCAATTGCAAGTAATCCTTGTACTGTAATACCTACAGGAGGATTTGTAAACCAATAATTAGCTGCTACTGGATATGTAATTGGTGTTGCTGCTGTTGCTTCAAAAGTAAATGTTTTTAAACCATTACCTGTTATTTGTGTTGGTGGACTAACAACAAATGTAAAATATGTACCACTATCTGTTGTACTTTGAATTGCCCATCTTGTAGCATCTCCTATAATTATATCTCCAATACCTAATGCTGCTAATTGAGCAGTTCTATCAATTGCATTAGCATCAGTTTTACTAATGCGTAAAGTATTAATTGAAGTGTTAGCCTGTACAAAGTCACCAGGATTTACTACACTAAAATTTGTAGGTTTCTTATAGTCATAATTAGCTGTAAAAATATTAGATGTAGCTTCTGGTTCTGATACTGTTACAACTAAATCATAAGTACTTCCAGATTTAATAATAGTTTTAGGTACACTCAGTGGAACCCAACCACTTCTTTGAGATGTATAGTTAATAACTTGTGTTATAATAGCTGCACCTGTTGGCTCTTGAACTAAATATATACCATAAGAATTACCTGCAACAACATTAACTCTCCAACCTTCTACTATTACATCTTTTTGAAAATTATATCTATTACCAAATATAACTTGTTTAGCTGATACACTTGTAGTTGGAATAGTAGGTGCTCCATAAATATAACCTGGTGTTCCAATTGGTTGTGGTGCAGGTCTGTCAGTTGTTACTTTATTAGCAATTGCTAAGAAAGAATTGTCTAGCACTTGTTGATTTTTTTGATATGTACCTGCTACCCAATTACCTCTCCATTGAGTTAATGCATTTAAAGCATCTGTAGCTGTAGCACCTGGAACATTTGATACATTAATTACTGTTGATGTGGTAATAGGAACAGGTGCTTCTACATAAGAATTAGCATTATTACCTATATTAACAGTCATTGTTTGAAGACCTCCTCCATCAGCTCCTCTCGCAACAGAAATATGAAATCTAAATCTCTGACCAATAGCAACAGGTATAGAATTGGCTAAATAACCTGATAATCCAATTTGTGTAACATCATCATTTGCTAAATTTATATCACCACTATCTAGTATTGTAATAGTATTTTTTCCTGCATAAAAAGGATCAGTAGAACCACTTACAGGTCCTGAAGAAGAAATGATATCTCCTGCATTATCACACAAGAATACTTCTATTGTAAATCTTTTTAAACCTATAGCAGAAGAGGCTTGTACTGAAAGAAATCCTGTGTAATTACCAAGTGGTAATGTTGCTGCAACAGGATAAGCAGGACCCACAATGTCATTTGGTATATATACTTTAGTACTTGCATTTAATCCTGCTGCAATTAATCCTACCAGAGCAACACTTCCTTTACCATTTCTAATACTATCATAGTTAGGACCTACAGGAGTTGCAACACTTGCCACTTGTCCTGTTAGATACACTCTATCAAATACCCCTGCTGATGTAGCAGGTATTCCTGAAACTATTGGGTTTATAGGGTCTGCATTATTTACAGCTATGTTAGTACCTGGTACTATTGTTTGAATTGCTGTGTTTATTTTAGCAAGGTCTGTAGGAGATAGTAATCCTGCATTGATATTATCTGCAAGAGGAATTATAGCAGGTGTACCTGCACTATTAGTAATAGTACCTTGTGTAGGTGCAGGTGTATAACCTAAATTTGCTGTACCTCCACCTGAAGGAATAGCAATTTGTTTAATTAATCCTGTAGCAGTATCACGTACTAACATTCTTTCAGCAGTAGTACCTAATCCTGTTGTAGGTGCAATAGTCCATGTTGCTTGTCCTGCACTATCAAAAGATAATCTTATATTACCAATACCATTAGATAATATAAGTGAATTTGCTAATGCTGCTGCAAGTCCTGTTACTTTACCAATAATAACATTACCACTACCAGTGGTTAATCCTGTTGTATTACCATTATTAGGACCTATTATTAAATTATTACTACCTGTAGTAATACCACCACCAGCACCAACAAATCCTGTTCCTGCAATAACAACATTATTACTACCTGTAGATATACCACTACCTGCTTGAGAACCCATACAAATATTCCAAGCACCTGTAGTTTGATTAAGTAATGCATGATTACCTACTGCAATACCATTACCTGTAGTATTATTTTGCATAGCACTGCTACCTATAGCAACACTTCTATGTCCTTGAACATTAGAGCCATTAACACCAACATTTTGATATAATGCAAATGCACCAATTGCAACATTCTGTTCACCAAATTGATTATTTAATAAAGCAGCTATACCTACAGCAGTATTATATTTTGCTGAAGTATTTTTTTGCATAGCTCCATTACCTACTGCAGTATTTTGTTGCCCTATAGTATTTAACTCTAATGCTTTATAACCAAAAGCAGTATTATGAGAACCTTCTTGTCCAATACCTGGAACAAAATTTTGTCCTATATTTGAAAATAAAGCACGATAACCAAAAGCAGCATTCTCAGTACCATTAGTATTTAATGTTAAAACATCTGATCCAAAAGCAGTATTATCAATACCTACACCTGCACCAAAATTAGTTACAGAAGTAGTACTTAATATTAAAGGTGATTGCACATTGGTATTATCAGAGATAATTTTTAATGTTGCATCTAATGGAAGTCCATCTAATGTTTTAAGTACACCAGGAGCTACAGAGCCTCCTGTAGGAGCCATGTTTTTCCAAAGTCCTGTAGATGACTCGAAAGTGAGAACATCTTCATTCAATGGACTTATAATTTCTACATCAGTAAGACTATCTAATTGAAGATTATCTATATCACTTTGTATGGTGGTTATATCACCTTGTATAGTTGTAATATCACCCTCTATAGTAGTAATATTACCTTCAATTGTGGTTATATCAGATTGAATAGTAACAATATCACCTTCAATATTAGTTATTGATATTTGCATACCAGATAGTGACCCATCTAATTCTGCAAAGTTTGAGTTTATCTTTATAAAAGCATCTCTTAAAGGGTCTCCTGTGTGGTCATTTGGTGCTGCACCAACATTCACATATTGTATTGCCATGAATTTGTACTTTAATTATTAATATTAACAACCACCTCTTTTCTTAAGTGACCAACCACCAACATTTATTCTATTACCACTACCACAAGATGTAGGAGCATATTCAGGAATAGTTTGTGTAGAAATCCATTTCATTAAATCTCTTTCATATACATTATGTAACTTCTGTGAAGCATTCACTAAGTAATCTACTTCATCTTTAGTTACTGCTTGTGCACTATCTGTGTTAAGCTTTGTAATACCTGAGTTAGCTACCATATATGCAGCAGATTCAAGAAATAATGCTGTACCACCATAAATGACCATTGGTTGTACAAAGTCATCATATAATTCTAAATAAACACCTGCAAGAGTTCCAGCTTTAAAGTCAGTACATAATTTTAAATATAATGCTTTACCTAAAATAGGTTTTAAGTAAGTGTTTTGGTATGCAATACAAGCAGGTATTAACTTGTCAACATCAATATTCCCTGATACAATGGTATT